CTGCTGCCTTTGCTGCTTGCATAGCTGCAAATCTAATGTTGCTTTCAATTACAGTGCTAACTGCATACTTCGCAACGCAAGCCGCACTCCACGCTGCCCATTCTTTTGGGCTGTGTTCATTGCCCTTTGGCAACGCTCCATACTCTGCTCTATCAGCTTCATCCATAGCTTCTTTAAGCCCATTCTTTGCTTCAACTATGTCAACGTACTGTTTGGCAACATTCAATGATTGCTTGCTGCGCGGATCGTCCATGAGATGCAAAACGTCGAAAGCGCAACTAAAAACAAACTTCCTCAACACACTTTGCGGCAGTACATGGCAAGCCAACAAAATACGCCACTCTGGTTTCAAGTCATCGCGCAACCACAGCTTCTTAACAGTCTTGCAACCAGTTGAGACTGCCCACTCGCAAAGCTCGTCGCAGGCACCGATGCTCTCCAAAAAATCAGTCAACTCACTCACGGCTGCACCTCCTTCCCAACCATCAAGGAATCCTTGTCAGTTGCCCACTTGCCCATCGACCGTACAAACGCCTCTGCGCGGTGGCGTGCGGTTGCACAGAGATAACAACGGTATTTCGTCTCCGGCATGAGCTTCTCAACCCAGTGCGTGTACCATTTGAACTGGTCGTCCGTCAGTACCTTCTCCGCCTCGTGCATCCAATTCAAGTCGGTGGTATAGCTCGGAATCATGGTTCGAAACCTGTGCGTTTCGGGTTCAATAGCCATCGTCCCCCAATCTGGGTGCTCACTAAAATCCGTCCACCCACACGCCTCGGCAATGGCGCGGTTGATTTGCTCGTTGGTCACGGCTGCACCTCCTCTTCTCTTGGCACTTGTGTGTCGCAGTCTGGGCAAAACCACATCTCGGAGCGCACGCTCCACTCCATGACGTTACCGCAGCTGCACTGCTTCTCTGCCTCGCTCTCGTCGTTGGTGAGCCAGCTATCGTACCAGCTTGGCAGGTTCATTTTGTCTCCTTTCTGATGCGCATGATTTCGGCCTCGATGCGTTTGAATGTCGCCTCGAACGCACGCCGGTTTGGGTGCGATTGAAGCAGCGTCTCCGTCAGTGCCAGAAGCTCGGTGGCTTCTTGTTCCAGTTTGGTTTTCATTTTGTTTTGGTTGTTGTTGTGATGCGGACAATCTCCCGTCGAAGATACCATGCGGCCTTCTCGAGGTCCTCCCGCTGCGTTTCGTACTTGAGACCCGCCCTCCAGACGTACTTGATGACGTTTCCCAAGTTGAAATTGAAGTGTTCTGCGACCTGGATGCACTCGGTGCCAGACGGGTGCTGGTTGTAGTGCTCCGGATGGTTGACGGCGCTTGTTGTCGATGAGCTCGGGGAGGATGACCTCCCGCCACAGTTTGCTGTACATACCATTTCTTTCGGTTGGTTCTCCATAGTCCTTTAGCCAAGAATTGCTTTTTTTATACGTGCCTCATTGAACTTCCACGTCAGCACACAACTGGCGCGGTAGCGTGACATCCCGAACATGGGCACATCCGCCATGTGCTGCCGCTGCGAGTCAGTGGGTGGCAACTTAATCCATGACCGCGTTTTGCGCGAGTTCGCTCTGTCCCCGTTTCGCCGCAAGAAGTCGTCCGCTTGAGCCAGCGCGAGCTCTTTCGAGTTGGTGCGCGTGATGATGGTGACTGCTCCACCGGTGACGCCGCCAATCGCGTTGTAAACATCCCCCAGCTTGATGACCGCACCCCACGCCGTCAGCGCGTTCGCCATGCGCACGGCGTCGCTGTACATCGACTCCCACCGGAACGGTGACATCTCGATGATTTGCATCTCCGACATCTCGAACGATTCGATGGTCTCAACGCCATTGACCCGAACAGGGAAGACGTACCCGCACACGGGGCAGCTCCCGACCGCTGCCGGCACCTGAATACCGCACTCGGGGCATTTCTTCATGGGCGCCTCACCGGTCTCGCTCTGGCGCACGAACAACCGGTCTCCCGCGTCGATGTCCCCGTGCGTAAGCAGCGAGGCGCCGAAGTCCAGCACGATGCAATCGCTCTTAATCACCCCAGGGTATCGCTTCGCGTCGATGCACGGCCTGAGACCTCGCCCAATCATCTGGATCATGGTGCTCTTTTGACTGCACGGGCGCACCAGAACAACGCACCCCACACGCTGACAGTCCCAGCCCTCTGTGAGCTTCATCACGTTGAGGAGCACCTTGATTTTCCCTTGGTCGAACCGGCGCAGGATGGTGGCGTTGTCGTCGTCCGACATCTCGGAGTGGACGGCCTCGGCGGTAATCCCCTCCTCACGGAATGCCCCAGCCAAGTGTTGCGCGTGTTGGATGGTCGAGCAGAAGACCACGGTGGACCGGTCTGAGGCTTTCTCACGCCAGTGCCGCAGAATCTCCGAGTGAACGGCCCTCTTGTCCATGATGGCCTCGACTTCACCCATGTCGAACTCCGCACCGGTCTTCTGCACGTTCTGGAGCTGGTCATTGAGCCCGATGTCCATGCGGAACGCACGCGGCTGAACCAAGTTCCCCGCTGCGATGAGCTCGCCTACGGTGATTTTGTCGGCCACGTTGCTAAACACCGCCGTAAGCGCCTGCTTGTCCCCGCGTTCCGGAGTTGCAGTGAGCCCAAGGATGACGCCCTTTGGAGACTTCTCGCGGAACGCCTCCACAATCCTCATGTAGCTGTCAGCCGCTATGTGGTGGCACTCATCACAGAAGAGCGCCGACATCCCGCTTGGCATCGTTGCCAAGTTGAGCGGCCTGCACAACGTCTGCACCATGCCGAAGGTCGCCCCGCTGGACCATGCTTTGCGCTCGGCGTTGAACACGTCGACCTTGGCCGACGGGTTGTACCGCTTGAAGGTCTCTTTGTTCTGGGTGACAAGCTCGTCGCGGTGCTGGATAACGAGTACCGGACCTTTCTTCACGAACGGCGCAAGAATCGCGCTGCCCATGACCGTCTTACCTGCGCCAGTTGGCGCGATTCCTAATGTGTTGCCGCACTTGCCAAGTGCGTCGATACAGGCGTCAACGAACTGCGCCTGCCTTGGTCGTAAAATCATGTAAGTGCCTTTGTTTCACTGACGCAAAAATGAAAAAGCGTCGTTGCAGGATCTCCCTGCACACCATGCGGCTTGAGAATGCCGCTGGTTCTACCTCAAAAAAGGGGGGCGAGACAACCATTATTGCCCCGCCCCCCACAACCCCAAACTGTACTACTTCAACCAAGCAGGTTTCTTGCCAGCCGTCGCCGCAGGCGCGGCGGTCTTTGCTGCTGGCACCGGTGCTTTCGCCTCAGGCGCACTCTCATTGGCTTGGTTCCAGAGTTTGTGCCCGTTGCTGCTTGGATTGGGTGAACCCCAGTCGCTGATGGAGTTACGGTCAGCGCGTCCGTCTTTGCCCTTGTCGATACCAACCTTGATGACGACCTCAGCACCGTTGAGCGCCTCGATGATTTGATTGAAGTCACCGCTGTTGAACTGCTCGTAAGAAGCGGGGTCTTCGTAGTTGAAGACGCCACGGCTCTCAAGGATGCGAGTAATGGCCCCGATTCCCATCTGGCGCCACACCTCGCTGTTGTTCTCATCGAATGGGTTGCAGACCATCCCGAACACGCGCCGGTTATTGTACTGGCCGCCTTGGATGGCGAGCTCGATGGAGAGGTAGTCTCCACCGGTAGATTGGCTGCTCTTGCGCTCCTTCACCACAAGGACGGCTTTCGCCACTGTCCCCTTGGGAATGAGTTCCATCTCTGTTGACCCGACGTTGGTTGATTGTGCGTTGAACATACTGCTTTCGATTTTTGTTTTTAGTGTTTTTAGTGTTTGGCGGTGTCGATGCGTTTACCTGCGCGGATCTTGGCGAGCACCTTCCCAAGGTCAGCGGGTTCTTGAAGCTCCAGCGTACCGGAGCGGTCTTTTGCGGGGTAGCCCCACGGGTTTTGTTGGTGGCAGACGAAGGCGCGGTATTGCGACTTGTCCTCTGCCTCGAAGTTCTGAAGCGTCAGAACGAGGTCAAAGATACCAGGCAACTCGCGGCCCGTCTTCGAGCCCTCGATTTGAACGTCCCAGTACTTCCTCTTTAGCTCATCCTCCTGCTGCTCCAGAATCCCCACCAGCACCACGTTCTTGTGGCAGTGCTGGAGCTGGGTCACCCAGCGAATCATCTCGCGTCCAAGAAGCCCGTAGGCCCCACGGGTGTCGGGCTTGCCGGTCTTGTCGCTGAACGCCTCGGGTTGCTGCTGACACCACGCGAAGCACATCCGGCTCGCGACGGTAATGGAGTCAACGAACAGCGTCTCGTACTGTTCGTGTCCAGACGCCGGCCCGAATGCCTTCACAACGGACTCGTAAGCCGACTTCGAGTAGGAACCGTTTGCGTCGGCAGGGTCCGGCCCTCCCAGCCACAGGGCGATGGCCTTAGCCAGCTCCCACGGATGAGCACCCATCTCGTTTGACGTGCCGCGAATGTCGAGGCAGTCGCCCTTCCAGTCTTTGCCTAGCGCCAGCGTGCCGGCTTCGAGGTCAACAAAGAGCGTGCTCTTCGCATCCAGCGTGCGGGCTTGGTAGGTTTTACCAACACCGGCAGGTCCGAACACAACCGCCTTCACACAATCCGATGTGCGTTTGAGGCGCTCGTCTGCTTTAATGATGCGCAGGCTCATTTTACGAAGGTGATACGGGGCTCACTGAACTTGGTGGTACGCGCTTCCATAACGCGCCGCAGCACGTCTTCGTTTCCGATGCGCTCGATGGTCTTGGCCGACACCGACATCTTGGTGGTGACAAGCTCCCGTGCGTCAGCAAGTGGCAGCGACTCGTACAGAGCCTGCAACTTGCCCTGATCCCACAGGTAGGTCGCCTTGACCTCGTACGTCAGCTTTACGCCGTCCACTTCCGTTGTGAGTTGACCGTATCCACGGCCTGACTCTGCCAGCAGGTTCTGGAGGTTCGCCCCATGCTCTTGCATGATGGCTTGCTCCAGCGTTTGGATTTCTTCTTCAAGGGCGGAGATTTTTGTGAGCCGTTTGGCTATCTCCTCCCGCATTTTTTTCAGGTTCATTTTCTAGTTCACGTTTCAGTTTATGGCACACGTCTTCGAGTCGAAGCACCCAGCCTTCGCGGTGTGCAAGCGCCACAAGCGCAGCAAACTTCTCCAGCGGGATTTTCCGTCTGCGAATCCATGTTGATATTGTTCTCGGTTGCACAAGTACCCCCGACAACACCAACTTCTTCCAGAGCAGGTTCTTTCCACCGAACCGGAAGACCATGTGCCTCGCATCTATTTGGTAGCTCATGGCGGGGATGAACATGTACGCATTTTTTGCGTATCGCAACATCTTTTTTCCTTTTGTCGCAAGCTGCTTCCCTGCAACGTGTTGAGCCATGGAACCTGTCTCTTTTGACGCTCTGATTGAGAAATACACCGGCGTTCACGGCATTCAAGCGGGGCTGCTTGTCCTCGCCCCGAAGGTACACTCCGACTCGGGGCCCATTGCCACTATGGGCAGCGCATTGCCTCCGGACACGATTATCCCCAAAGGCGCAGGGATTTACGACGAGAACGGTATGCTCCCGCAAATCAAAGGCAAGGGCCTTGAGTTTATCGCTTACGCTTAGGCTCAAGCGCCTTCTCGAACAGAGCCGCCTCAGCGTCTCTGCGGCGTTGTAAACCTTTGGTGTTCGGCCACAAACGCTTCATCGACCGGATGAGTTCCGGTACGTCGTAGAACCGGCGGTCGCGCATCGCGTTCTGGATGCCAAGCATCTCGGAACGCCTGTCCCCCGCGAGGGCCGTGCCACGGTTGAACACCAACGAGATAAGAGCGTCCCGCGCCTCGTCCGGAAGGTCTTCGGCCTGAGGGTAAATGCGCAGCATCCGCAGGTAGAACATGGGCAACGTGTTCTTCTGGAAGACCTCAACGGCCTTCTGCCAAAGCACTACGATAGAGCGCATTGCGGGTGAAGCGTGCAGGAGTTCGCGGGCTGCGTTTGCCTTGATTCCGAGGGCGGCGGTGAGCGCAAGGTAGTCGGACTCGGGGAGCAGTTCCTCCCACGCGTTGCGGTGTGGTGTAGCCCAAGTCGTAGCCAATCCCAATCGTGACACCGCTTTGCTCCCCAGGCCACGTTGGGCTCTGAAGGAACTTGCGGTAGTACTCCTCACCGCCGCCCACCTCGAAGTCGATGATGAGCTTTAGACCCGCGTCTGAGATGTTCATTTGTGCTCGGTGAAGAACCGCTCAGAGATTTCGCTCACCTTCTTCCACAGCTCCTTCCGGTCGTCCTCGCACTCGCGAATCTTCTGTGAGAGATACCAGATAGCGATTGCCATCGCACACGCCAGCGGTCCTTGAGCAACAAGTTGGTTCACCATGGGTTCAAACGAGATGTCGGCAATCACGGTTTTTCTTTCCTGAAGATGTTGATAGCTGAGTAAACGCTCACGCCGGCCGTGAGGATAGCGTCGGCTTGCTCAGGCGCAATCTTAACTCCGAAGACCGTGAGCAGGCTGATGATGCCGCGCCATGTGGATGGCTCCATTAAACGTGCGAGGATGTATTTCATGGGTGTGTGTGTGTTGCGATGA